CTGGTTATCACGTTCACCGGCGATCTCTCCTTGTTTGATAGACCATGCCTCACTATCAAGGCTAGCACCTGACGCGGCCATACGTGCACGGGCAATGCCCAGTGTGCTCGTATATTCGGTCTGCGTGGTTTGCGTACGCGCACGAAGACTACCGATAACATTTCCAGTAGTACTGTATGCAGATTGGGTATCACTCGCCAACTGTTGTTTTTTAGCAGCGCGTTCACTTTTCTTACGCTTACTTCTACCGAATACAGCACCACCGATACCTACCGCAAGCTTCGCCCCAAACAAACTCATTACAAACTCTCCGCATTCATTTGACCGTAGATTGCCAGTACGAACATAGGTACTGGAAGATCTTGTTCAATTGTTATTTGACCCATTTCATCCCAACCAAGATTGACCACCATCACATGCCCTGTTCTGGCAGGTTCGGATAAATCCATAGGAGTCGAAGGTGTTCTGTCAGGTGGACGTTTACCGTTTATTAACGGCTGTTTTGAGTCCAGCATCTGAACCCAGATCTTATTCCATCGTTTCTTCCAGGAACGAATCTCAGAAACAGGTACGTCTGGTGGCAAGGTTTTTATTTTAGCACTGTACGGCAACCCTGCGTATAACGATACACCTGTTCGGTCGGTTGTTATTTGGCCACCTTCTACCAACTTGATCGGATCAACTGCACCGTCAACAATCGGACGGACGAATCGACCTTCCAGATGTTCCAGTCCAGTGATCACATTTGTGCCCTCACTGTCGAACACAGAGACGTACCCGTCGAGATACTCACTATCCTTGGTGATGACCTCAAGTTCGACAAACCCCGCCTCACGTTGAACCAGCACCACTGTCTCATTAACACCGTTCGCACGGGCAGTGGCGATATCCATAATATTTGTATCAACTGTAAAAATGTGACTCCACCCAAGGGTGTCAGATGACCGGTCGTAGGTCAGTGCAGCGATCCTGCCATTCTCCATAACAACGGCAAAAACATTGCCTGGGTGTTGTACCCAGGCACTGAACTTACCAATACCCTTTGTCACATGCTCTGATGCAAACGTGATGTCCTGTGACAGCCAGTTGTCCTCGTTGAAATCATATGCCATGGCACGTAGCTTGCGCCCGTCAGGAGTAAGATAAAACACCTTCTCACCGACCTGCTCACCCTGCATATTGTTCGATCCAAAGTTCGACTGTTGTTCAATCTGGAAATCACTTGGCGTAATTACACCGCTGGAGGAAGTGACGATGTGCTCACCGTGCTCTGCACCCAGGATTAAATTTTTAGTTCCCAACATCCACTCAATACGACCGAATTCCTGCAGGGTTAATTCGATAGCATGTGCATCGGTAACCAGAGGATCGGTAGGATCACCGTCGTCATAACTGAAATCTTCCGGCGCACCGGACATTGATCCCCAGAAAGTCTGACGTTCATCGGGAGTCGCACCCAACCAGAGCCTGCCCTGGAAATGACAACCGGTTGCAGGGTAATTACCATGCACCCATTGAGTCGGTGGATTAACAAAAACAACTTCTACCATCGGAACAAATGTGTCAGTGGCAGGGTCGTAAGACAACTTCCGAGGAGACACATCAGGATGGAGAAAATATATCGTTTTGCCATCTGGCACTTCAACGATGTGAACCTCACCCAGTTCATCTTCGGTCCAGGGTGTACCCGGCATCTGGATGCCATCAGGGTTGCCTGTGACCGATGCCGCAGAGGCGACAAGAGTAACGGTCACTGAACGGGTTTCATCACCGTCGGCAAGCACTGTGACCCAGTAAGAGGCCGCATTCGGTATGAACGATCCGAAGATCGAATTGGAATTGGAATGAAACTCTGCAATATCAGACGCACCTTGAGTTGTTCCAATGCGGATATACAACGGTTCATCTGACGATTGATCGACAGATACGATATGGTTATCGGTAGGCAGGGCAGTGACTGTTACTTCCTGACTGATCGATGCGTACTTTTCGATTATTTCGAAACAATCAATGGAATAAACAACCGCTCCTATATTCGGGTTCTCAGAAGCAACTGTTACCCAGTAGTTGGTAGCCGGTGCTGCGAACGAGATAGTCCCAGACACATCCATCAACACATCCTGGTAGGTGGCATCACCTTCTACCGTTCCAACCATCACATGTAGCTGCCCACCAAGGGCATCAAAATCTACACTCAACTCGGTAGGTTCGCCCACAGAGGCGTTTGTTATTTGTTGGGAGACACCCGCATATCCTGCAGCGTTATCTCTCGGTGTCAGGGTCACACGACCCAGATCGAATATGACCAGTGACTGGTTATGGTCAACATAGGTATTCCACCCAACATCACCAAGTAGGAAAGTGTTATTGCTGATTAGCTGTTTGTCGGAATCGACCGGGTTTAATTCGGCACTACCTGTGTCGAAGTCGACAATTGACCCTGCACCGGCATTAGATTCAATCCAGTTGAGTGAGCCATCCTGAAAATTGGAGTTCAATACCAGGTTGTCTTCTAGAATATTCGCACCAGGCGCAATGATCCATGTAACACCATTCAATACAACAATAGTGTAATAGCGTTGACGGGTTGCCTGAAGGGTGAAGATGCGACCGTTGTTGCCGCTAAATCGTCTGAGGTGGAAGAATCCTTTGCGTTTGAATACGCCGCCACGAGTATCGATGATTACATTTTCTGCAATCTCTAAACCCTTGTTGTAGACCTCAGTGTCGCTGCGTCCAAAGAAACGAGGAGAAATCTCACCAGCTTGGAAAGATAGTTCTTTGCGGTGATGTTTCGCCATATCATCGTACTCTGGTTAATGAATTTGAACGGGTACGTTCACTTCTCCCTTGGCGACCGTCGTTCATCGCTGCTTTTGCCAACTTCTTCTCATACAATTTTTCCATTTTATCCTGGACCTTTTCGTCCTGGGTCAACGGTATGCATAAGTCGGCTGCTAGTCTGGCAGCGAGTGCTTGTACGAATGATGGAGAATATTTGTTGGGATCAGTGATTTGAACAATTGCCCGCATATAAATGCGTTCAGCGTTGTTCGTGAGGATTTTATCCTCTTCACGGTTCCACGGAATTTTCGATTCGTCACCTTGTCCGGTATCGTATTTATCTGCTGATGAAGATGTTGCATCAACACTTGCTGCATTGGATACGGTTAATATCCGAAGCACTTCTGCCGGAATCTGGAATGCCGCAGAGAATCCGTATATCGGATCAGCGGTAACCTTAGAAGGCTCGATACGCCTAACTGCGAACGTCCATGCCATTTCTTCCAGGACAGCATCACGGATTGCCTCGTAATTGTTTTTACCTAGCTCCGCAGAGTCAGAGGGATCATCAAACGAAGTTATCGATGATTCACCCAACCAACCCAATGCGATGTTAAATATACTAACTGGCGAAGTCATCCGAAACTTCAGCAGCGTCAGCAGCGGCGGCATTAGCCTTACGAGTATCGGCAGCTTTTTGTTGAGGAGAACGGGTGTCTCCCACTTCAGCCGGTGCATAACCTAAAACCTGATCAACAGAAATTTTATAACGGTTTGCTATTTCACCAACATCTTCTCCAGATTCAACTGCTTTACGAATCTGTACTGCCTGCATCATTTTGATATGAGTCATTTGTTTTCCTATTGTTGTTTTAAAAATTCGTCCTTTGCATATTCTCTCAGCATAAGGAAACCTGATTCAAGAGTTTGGGAATACTGTTCGCCAAGTTGATTGACGTTCGGCCCAACTCCGACAACCAGGTCTGTGGTTGTGACACTTGCGATATCAGTGTATTGACGGACACCAGATTTTCGATGTTCAATATCTACAACAGCGTATACGGGACCTGATGTTGAAGACAACATATTGTGGTCACGCATATGGTTCGACAACTCTCTGAGTCCTTCCAGTATCTCTAACTTGCGACGCAAGTCGATATCAGATTGGATCACGATGCAAATATCATCAGCACCAACTGGCGTATGCACATCGGTGTGAACTATATTTAACTTCGATGGCACCCAATGACTGCCGCCTGATATGGGCATTGAAAATTGTTCTGACATATCTCTCTCCAGTTAAAGAAAGCCCCTCCGAGGAGGGGCTGACTAAGGCAGCGATTAAACTAGATCAGCGAATTCGCACTTAACTACGTGTTCGTCTTCTACTCGGACTGCTCCGAATGTGGACTCAACGTAAATGCGCCATGCGAACGACACGCTTGGATCTTCAGCAACGCGGACTTTCATCTCGCGGTTCATCTGAAAACCAACACCGCGCATAGTCATCGCGAAACAGTCGATCTGATCGGCACCTGGAATGTTCAACAAAGTCGAATAAATCCAGGTGAAACCCATCCAGTTAGGAACAACACCATAGCGTTGTAGAGCCTGGGCCTGGACATAATCCGCACTGGTATTTTCAGTCAGCTGCATCAGCTTGCGGATCTGCTTTGGACCAACCACGAACACTTTACCAACATCAGGATCAATGTTGTTGTTCATGAAAATTTCCTGGACTTCAGTCACCGCGTCAAAGCTGATTGGAGAAGCATAACCCGCTCCAACGATTTGACCTGCAGGCAAAGGAATAGCCGTTGAACCGTCGCCATCCAGAGCGTCACCAGTCGCAGCAGTGATGATTTCCTCATCCCATGCACGTTTGATTGACATACTCAGGGACATGGCAATGTTGCTGTTCGGATCGATCAGCATCTGTACCACATCTTCTGCTTCAGTAGAATCAGCGTTGTGCATGGTCTTAGCCACGGACAAACGTCTTGACCAACCACCGTCATTGACAGGTGTTGCTTTCAGACGAGTCGCTTTCAACTCGGCATCAGAAGAACCCATGCGTTCCCATGCGTGGTCTTTTCCACCAGCAGCACGGTTCATTACGTGGGGTAATAGTTTGGTTTCGGACTGCTGTGCCAAGTGGCGCAGAGTACGTTCGAAGGTGCTTATATACACCGCAGGGATTGAATCAGCCATCTCAATGGACTCCTAAATAAATTAAAATCGAAAACTACGTTCTTTTTCGTCTTAAGATAAGCGGATCAAATCCGGTCTTGATGACTATCTGTCACCAATGGTGACAGGTTCGCGGTGAGTCCCATAGGGATAGTCACCTGATAATACTGGTAATATAGGCTTTTCAGCCTATATGTCAACCATACGCTGACAGAGGCCCTTCTTTTGTACGACCAGCTTCTGCGTACTCTCCGAGCTTCACGACCTTATCGACCGCTGCTTTATGTCCAGGGTTACTGGCATCCCAGAAAGCATGACCTTTGTTGCCCATGATATCGTTGATGCGTTCTTCAGCGTCTGAAGGAGTCATCACCACATCCTGGTTACCAGGTTGACGACCGATGTCCACGCCTTCACCTTCGAAGCCAGCGATGACTTTATCCAGTGCCTGCATGTCGGAAGAACCAATGGTACCTTCTTTGATAGCATTGACGAAGTCATCCGAGAAACCGACCTGCTTGGCAAAGTGTTCCGCCAGACCCATCTTCTTATCGAAGGCATCGCCCCATAATTCTTTTAACTTACCGCGCTCAATGTCGATGTTCCCGGTGTTGAGGTCAGATGATTCTTTGTAATCACCGATGATCCCTTCCGCGATAGCCTTGAACTGGTCGTCGGTCATGTTGGCTTTATGGGCAAGTGCCGCAATTTTACCGATGTTTTCTTTGATCGCATCCGGCATATCGCCAATGGTGTAACCGTCTGCTGATTCCGGCATACCCATGATACGGGCGATCTCAGTGAAACCTTTCGGGTTTTCTTCGTTCGGCTTGAACATCAGGTCAGGCATTTTGCCCATCAGGTCAGTACGGAACTCAGCCTGTACTTCTGCTGATGCGTCTTCACTTGGGATACGCAGAGCGGTGTTGGCCAGGTTGCGACCATCGATTGCCATCTTTGCCAGCGACTCTATCGTAGTCGCTGTTTCCAGGACTCCGTTGGTACGCATGGATTCAGGCAATACATCGCGCCATCCTTCTGGTAATTGGTTCTCAAATTCACTCATTGCATTAGCTCCCAGTCTTCAGCCAGTAGATCTGTCTGTGATGCCAGCCATGGTACGACCTGATCATCAGCAGTCTTCATGTCGATGTGCGCGTGGTGTTTGATCTTCGTGCCTTCCGGGTAAATGCCCAGCAGTGGTGGCCTGTTCACAATGAACTCTGACCCCAGCACGAGGAAGATAAACATCCCCTTGCCATTCCACCCAGCCCGGCGCATACGGCTGCCCGTCTTGATCAATGCCAACGCATCATCGAAGCCCATTTCACCCATGACCGGGTCATCGCCCTCGTCGAATTCTGCCATCGTTGGTTCGTTCTCTTTCATGATTCATTTTCTCCGAACTTTTGAAGTTCTTTCAAATAAGATACTGCATCCCGTCTTCCCAGGTTGAAGTATGTTTGATGGGGGCCCTCCCCACGTAGGTCGCCGTGATAGAATTCATCTTCCATCGCGGCAATGATATCTTTGCCAAGCTCAGAGTTCATGAAAGTCATGACCTTGCCTGCCTTGCGTCTCAGTCGACGCTGGGCCTGTTCTCTGGTTACTCCTGCCATTACTGGACTGTCTCCCCTTGAGAGCCACCAGCGGCTTGTTGCATAGCGTTAGCACCTTCTGCCTGGGCCTGCATTGCCTGGCCACCACCCATCGCGAGTTCGATCTGACGCTGCTGTAGCTCGTCCTGTTCCTTCTGTTTCATCATCGCGTCAACTTCTTCCTCGGAACGAACCATTGTCGCCGGTACATTCAGGTTAGCAGCAAGTTCACGACCCATTGCCTGGGCATCAACCAGCATCGATGTTTCAGGATAAAATTGGCCGAGCTCGGTCATCTGTGTTGCCCACATTGTGATCGATTGAACCATGTCGGAATTCTGTGCACGGGCCATTGGACCGATGTACTCAACGTCCAACTCAGGGTCGATGGCAGCAAGTTCTTCAGGCATTTGAGGTAACTGCCCTGCTCTCCATAAAATTCTGAACGTGCGTTCAATCATGGGGTTCAGGAAGTCGCTTTGAAGCCTTCCAAGTACCGGTCCCAGCAGACGCTGCATCAGGTCATATCGTGCATTGACCTCCGTAGCAGTCATCGCTGGAGACTCTTTTAATTCAAGACGGTCGACCAGAAACATTTTATTGATACTTATCCGAAGGTCCATTATCAGATTATCCGCAACATCAAACCGCGCACCTGACTCATATACCTTCACTGAATTCAAATCTTTGACGACCGTTTGCCCACCGGGTTCAAGGTCGAGGTCTGACATCAGGCCTCGTTCTGTGACCAGGGAGGACGGGTCGATTGCCTTGGCGGCAGCACCCAGTCTCTGCTCGACTGCGGTGTTCAGGGTCATAACATCGGATAAGGCTATCGCCCCAGGGCCGAACCCCCACATCGATCCCGACGCTTTTTGCCATCTTGGTAGGTACGCTGGCATTTCGTAATACCCACCTTCTTCTCCGACCAGTTCTGCTGTGGAGTGAAGTATGTACTTCGACTCGAAAGGTCGCATTTTTTTAGATAGCATACGAGATGTATCAGTATCTTCTTTGCCCTTTCGAGGATAGATAGCGAAGATAATTTTAATTTTCTGGTCAGCCTGCGCTGGAACCTTTGCTTTCTCAACAATTTCATCAGGTACATTTTCTTCTCCGAATTTACTAATGATCTGCAATGCAGTCCACTGCAGTAGACGATAGAAGTGAAGGATCTTGCCGTTCGAATCCTGCTCGAAATAAATTTCCCGAATCGGTAATGTAGTAAAATCCAGGCCTTTCCATTCGAGTTCTGATTCCGCTTCCTCGATCACGCAAGTGGTACCAAAGGCGACCAGGTCCTGGTAAGCCTCGTTAACCTCAAGGTTAAAGTCTGAGTCCTGGAGCGCATGCCATACACGACTACTGCATTCCTGTAACCACTCGACCGCAGCATCTGCTTTGTTCAGGTCATCGGATCTGAACCGCATGCCGAACCATCGGGCACTGGGGCTGGTCAGGGCACCGTGTACTGAGCTTGAAAGGGTGTTGGCAGCAAGGATGGCTGTAGAGTCGAAGACATCACGACCGCGTCTCCAGTCCACCTCGTGCTCGGATGATTGCTCACTGAAGAATTTACCACCACGGATAGGTGCAATAAATTTTTCAATTAAATCCCAATCCGATTCGATTGTTTTTCGCAACGACCATAAAGCGTCAAATCGTTGGCGTATCTCAAGTCCGTCCATCAGGATTTCCTCTCGTTAATGTGAAGTGGGTACAATGATACCGGATCGAGTTTCCGGTGGCTGCTTACCCATCTCTATGTTGATCGCTTCGATAGCGGTGAACAGGGCTGAGTATAAAGATTCTTCCAGGGCAGCGACCACTTGTGCCTCTGACTCATCGGTGGGCAGGTTGAGTTTCACGTGAAACCACCGGTCACCTTCATTCCGCATCGCATTGATGCGTTGATGGAGATCCAGTTTTTCAGTGTCGTCGTCTTTATCGTCTACCATGTGTGCCTACTCTTCCGCCTATTGCTCGTTTAGTGCCGAACCGTCTGCTTCCCTTCCGTTTAATGTGGATCGACGGTGCTTCTGAATTAGAATAGATCACCGCGTCGCCAGCATCAGGGGAACGTCCAAGGCGAATCTTCGCCTCTTTCTTTGATTCAACTTTGATTATCATGCCATCCGCCACTATGTATGTAAAGCAACAGAGATCCTGCTTGAGCTTCTTATCCGGCGGCAGGGATATGTTATTCCCACTCTCAGGGTCGAGTGCTTCACGCAGCCTCCAGAACCACAGGGCACGTTTATTCCTGAAGGAGAATAAACCTTTGTTGCATTTCTCCTCGGTCTTCTCGTTACCGATCATGGGGGTAACGTCGATGTCATTCTCTTCGAGCTTGTCAAACACACTCGAGCCAATCCCGATCACATCGAGCATGACGGGACACGCATCCCGTCTGTGCATGACCACATGCGCGGCTGCTATCGGACCGTTCGTTACCTCAACCCCCGGAATTTTTATCAGCGGTGCAAACCAGTTCCCGTGCCTGGGTGATATGGTCATCTCATCCGCTCCTCCCCTGGACGGATCGACTCCCATCGCGTCCATTGCAGGAGGTGACACCATAGGCTTCCAACGCTTCTGTGCTGCGTCCACCCACTCGGACGGTATGACCTGCATCTCATCGTCTGCCATCGACGCGAGGAAGTGGCCATGCAACATCCTGTCACGTAGATACTTCGGCAAAGACTGAAGCTTCTGCTTATACCCGGTATCGATCAGGTACTGGTTGTCATCGATCTTCGCTGGTATGAATGTTCTCGATTCCGGTGAGTAAGTTTCACCGTCAATGATCTTGTCTTCCGGCGTGAGCAGCTCGATCTCATTGTCGTTGACGTTGATGAAGTACCGGAGTTCACCTGGCTCTGCAGGGTTCGGATGGTCTGGATCTAGCCATGGTCTAAACAGGTTGACCAGCCACATCCCATTCGCATCGATCGGTGGATTCGAGCAAAGGATCGCCCTGGTCCGCTGTCCTTTCACCGCTGACCGTGACCATACCGTCAGAAACTGGTACTCCTCGTAGGATATGTTCGCAGCCTCGTCAATGATCAACAGGTCACGCGCCGCTCCCTGATATTTTTTCGCATCACCGGGCTTGTTCAATCCACCGAACCGAATCCTC